ATGAGCCGTTATATTTGGTCCAAGCTAAACAAGCTGCAAGTAGGTACATTCGTTGAATACTATATAAAGATGGAATTTGCTATGTATGGCTTCCAGGTCTATACATCTGAAGTTGATGATCGTGGTTTAGACTTTGTAGCACGTTATAAAAAATCTGATTTTCTTTCTATTCAGGTTAAATCTTTAAGAAAGGAGACAGGTTATGTATTTATGACCAAAAATAATTTTGAGCCTAATCCTAATCTTTATCTTGCACTTGGTCTTTTAAATGAGGGAGATATGCCTAAGCTGTATTTGATCCCTTCAACTGTTTGGTTAGAGCCTAATCCTCTATTTATAAGTCGTGATTATGGTGAAGATTACAAGAGCAAGCCTGAGTGGGGATTAAATTTATCTAAAAAGAATATGCACATGCTTGAGCCTTACCAATTCGATAATATGATTCAGTCACTAGTAGGTAGTTATGAACTAACAATTGCTTCTAATACTTCTGAGAGCTTGGTATAGAACTCCGTTGTAAACCACTGAATAAAATTTTAGCTTATAAGAGTGATTCGTTCATTTCTGTTTTGAAAGCTACTTTCATGCCACAGACTGCTTCTGCTGTATTAGGTAGTTCGAGTAGGATCTACCATGTCATAAGACATGGTTTTGACAGTACAGCATTGAGTAAGGATGTTATTTCTTCTTATGCCTAGAATACAATAAGCTAAGTACCAAGCCATGCCCTACAAAAACAAATATTGAATATAGACTGTATTCGCGATTCATTATGATGATTGGAAATCAGGCTGTAGCGCAAAGGGAAGATGGTATGAAAGATACCGAATTATTACGGGCTATTCTTTCGAAGGTTGAAGGATTGGAAAGGGTTCTGACTCGGCAGGATGAGCGTAGAGTGAGTGTAAGAGAGTTTGCTTCACGTATGAATATCTCAGAAAAAGAAATGTATGATCGAATCAAGAATGGTCGAATTAAGTCACCAACTAAGGATGGTCGTAAAAATTATTGGCTTAATAGCTATGTAAATGATGTTGTTATAGATAAGGCATGTTGACAGGAACAGCATTGTCTAATTGATAGCATAGATACAATACTGTCTAAAACCCCGCTCAATTCTAGATATTGGCGGGTTTTTCTTTTCTTATTTGGTGGTCTTATGACAGACAAAGTACAAGTGAAACAAGACTTAGAATTTTGCAGTGCTGAGCTGTCAAAGTATCAAAATCTAAGTCGTACAGGTTTAAGACATAGTGAGCTGATTGCAATCGATGGCGTGATGATTCGACTGAAAGAGCGGATTAAGAATTTGCGTGAAGCGTTGTATGCGTAGTGATCTGCGCGACGACATTTAACGCTCTAGACTGTAGGCGGGTCTTGACATTAAGAAAAACTGCTTATTGACAGTAGTGTAAATAGTGAATATAGTTGTGGATAACCCTAGTGTCTTCTGATAGTTAGGGTATTTTTGTCTGTTTTTCTGCAAAAAACAGACAATAATCTGTTAAAGAGGAAGCCTGAAATGAGAATCACAATTTATGTTTCGGAAGGTTGGGACTGGTAACCAAAATAATTGGTTCAATAAAAATACTCGAAGCGGCATCACGTTTTATTTAGCGGTTGCTGCTTTTTTAATATCTTTTTATTCTATTTTTCCAAGTATTCTTACATTTTTTAAAGTTGGTACTTGGAATGTGTCGGAATGGATTTATTTTCTTCAGCTGATAGTTATCGTTGTATCTGCATATATTGCATTTAGTACGATCTCCACATCTAAGACAACAGCTAGAGAAATGGCTACCTTAGATACGATTTTAGACGATAATAAGGATGAAGATCTTTATGATGCTAAGATTTTAGTACATGATTTTCATAAAAATCCTCAAGCATATTTTGATTCTAAAAATGATACTACAAGCACAAGAACAACATTAGCCCAGCTTTTCGCAGTTGATGGCAGCCAACTCACACCTTCAGAGCATGAAGTTCGTAAGGCTCTTGTAAAAGCATTAAATAGATATGAGTTTTATGCTGTTGGAATTAATAGTGGACTTTTTGATGAGCAGCTTTTCAAAAGAATGCATTGTTCTAATATTTTAAGGTTGTGGGAAACTTCCAGCACAGCTGTAACTCAGTTAAGGAACTTCACTAAGATTGATACATTGTTTAAAGATCTTGAAGTTTTGGCGGTTAGATGGAAGACAAAGTCATTAAAATCATCTGATATTAAATAAAAAAACCTCCTCCGGGAGGTTTTTTAATGCTTGAAATATTCACATGATAAATCGATAGAAAAATAAACTTTGATTATTTCTGGTTTAAGTATGGTGTATATATTTAATTCTATTAATAAAAATATTAGGGAGCTGCAATGAAAAGTATACTTTTGCTTCTAATACCGCCATTGATGTTTTCTGGTTGTGCTTACTTTACACCTTTAACGCAACACAAAGAACTTGATCCTAATAAAGCCTACTGGATTCAGTATGATGCATCAAGAAGAGGAGCTTTTTACGCCCCAGCCTCGACAGGCAAAATATTAACTTGTGCCGAACCTGCTCCAGACATAGGAATAAGTTTATCAAGAAAATTAAAAGGAAGTATTAAGCTTCCAGATGGAACCGATATTTCAGGTTTGGATAGCTCTTCAGATATTACTGTAGAGGAGTTGGCAGGCAGAGAAAACGTTGTCCTGCTTGCAAGAGAGGCTATGTTCCGATTATGTGAAAGACAAGTCAATGATGACCTTGATATAGAAACATACAAAGAGTTATACAACAATGTATTTGATAAGGTTTCTGAAATTGCAGTAGCACAAGCAGAAAAGGCAAGACAGAATGCTGTTTCAGCAACACAAAAGGCCATAATAGCAACTCAGAGCACTCAGGAGGCAGAAATTAGATTGCAACAATATAAAATGCAGCAGTCTTATAAAAAATCCTTAGATGATCAGGAGAGGGAATAAAATTATTGCGAGATATTATTCAGGCGGTTATGAGTCGATTAGTGAAGTGAATAAGTAATGTGAAAAGACCACTCTTCAGAGTGGTCTTTATCAACTGTATAGACTTCCTGCGAATAAATGATTACTTTATCACCTTTCTTTTGCCTGGAAAGTATGTCTTCGAGTAAAACTACTAAATAGAGATTATCTCTTTCCCAGCTTATATTTTCACTTAAATCTAATTGAAAAGATCTAGACAGTATTAATAAATAAAATTCAGAAGTATTGTTAATCAAAAAATATTACTGTGAAACAAGCCATAGATATTTTTTTAAGAAATAGAGGTTAAATTTTAGATGTATCTATAACTTATTCATTAATAATATTAAAGAATCGGACTGATAATCTTTGCTTGACCCCATAGTAATTAGACCAAGATACTAATGTATGATTCTGCTTCCACATTGCGGCAGCACTAGAATTTGAATATATCTGATTTTGATTTCCAACCACTCCAACATGTCCTATTCTACCCTGTGTGGTTGGTGAGATGATAATAGTTCCTGCTGTTGCCTCACTTTGGCTAATTTCTTGGTAACGGCTACTTTGTTCTAATTTTTGAATCATTACAGCTGTGCCAAGATCACCACCTAAATTACGGCCTAAAGCAATCTTAACTACATAATTTACAGCCCAAGCACATGCTAATCTACCATTATTCGTATAAGGAATATTTTTAGAAATTAATTTGTCTACACATTCTTGTGCGACGTAATGAATTTTTTCATTGATTGTAAGAAGTTTGGCAATTTCTTGCTGAATATTATTTAAAACTTCCAATGAAATAGGCGGAAGTTTTGCTGACCAGACGACTGCTATATCTTTTATCTCAGGTTCTAATAGGCTTTCAATTTTTTGTACTATATTGTCAGGAATGAAATTAGGTAATGGAAAAATAGAGTTATCAGCAATTAACAATTCTGAAACCCCATTTTCTGTTTTAATAAGGGCTAATCCTCCATTAGAACCTTCATTTTCAATATCATTTGTGTCAGATAAGAGTTCTAACACTGTATAGCTAGTATTTTCATTACCTATTGTTCCTAACTCTTTATACAAATCTTCTGTATAGCCAGGCAAAAAATCATTAATATTAATCATATTACACCTATATTATTTCTAATAAAATGTTGATATTGGTTAAATTAAAAGTATATTTTTGTTTTTTCTCCTAACTATTTTCATTGTATTTAGGTGATTTTGAAAAAAAAATTATAGGGTGTCTATTCCTAGAATTAGGGATAAATAAGAGATTTTTGCTTTAAAATTGAAATGCAAATTCTATAAATAATCCCATGCTTTTATTAAATTCGATTTCAAACTTTCCGTAACAGGTAAACCTAAATATTGCCTATTGGATTGGAACTAATATTCAGTAGTGGTCAGCCAACCTTCATCATCAGGAATGATGTAGCAGTTTTCTGAGATCAGTTTAATTATATAAGACATATACCCCCCAGTATTTTCTTTATTAGCAATGCTTTATAACGCTTATTGAAGGGTTTTCCAACAACTATATTTTGGCAAGTTCTATTTTGAGGTTATAAAAATAATTAATTTTTTCTAGGCCTGCCTCTTTTATTTTTCATATCCATTTTTAAAAAAGGAATAACAACATTGGGATCATAGAGTTTCTTGCGCGGGCCACCTAAATTAAGAATTTCAAGTTTGGCAACTAGAGTTTGTCTGGACATCGGAAAGCGTTTAGTGAGCCAGGCCAGATCTACAAGATCGGGATATTGCTCTATTTCTAAGGAAATAACCGTGGCGCCGTATAATGAATCTCCTAAGCAAATTTGGGGCGGTGTTTCGGACTCTACGGTAATGATATATTTTTGCTTAAACATAATGGGGCTACTCGGAATTATCTTTAAACTTTTCTACTTCTTTTTTTACAACTGACTCATACCAGAAAACATCTTTTTCTGTAACTCTAACCGGCTCAGGAATATGACCATCCTTGAGCAAGCTATAAAATTTGGTTCGACCCACAGCAAGAAGATTCATAAATTCTTTTGCTCGAACTCGTCTATCAATATTCATAGGTATTTGGAAGGTTAGTTTTTATTCTAAATAGACTTACCTTTTTATTAGGGGGGGAGCAATAAAAATACCCCTAATAATGTTACGAAAACTAAGCTCTATCGATAAAAAATTATTAAACCATGACAAATTTTGACATCACAAAAGGCCCGAAAACACTATCAAAGCTATTATACAATAGGCATTAGTATTTTATAGTTTTTGCGGATAAATCATAAAATTATGTGCATATGTTGAATGTCCGTACTTTTGGTTGTTTTATATACGTGGACCATGTTACTACATCAAAATTTTACTGTTACCACATCAAAACCTGTATAGGCCTTTTCTGTTACCACATCAAAAACTAATAGTAAAAATGTCTTAAAAAATGTCAGCTTTATTATTTTTAAAATCAATTTATTAGTAAAAGTTTTCCATATTTTATGTCAGGGAATTTGTCTGAAATTTTTGTGCTAAAAAATGCTTGAAATATGGCATTGGTCAAGGTGACTTGAGGTGGATAACTTGAGTCATATTCAAAGTTATTTTGGCCTGGCATTTTGCATGGACAATATACCCAATATTGGGATGATTCCGAAAACGGTAATATTCCCAAAATTGGGATTTTGAACGATCCCGTTTTTGGGATTTTGAACGATCCCGTTTTTGGGATGCAGAACCTATCAATGAATCAACCATAGAACCCATCATTCTCTGAGAGCGATTTGGATCTATTTCTTGCTAATGAATTATCTTGATGATTGGTACAGTTAAAACACCATTTATGAATGGATTTTATTTCTTAGCTCAAAGATTGTTTGTAGATATAGCCTAATTTCTTACTGAATTGATCTCTGTGAGCTTTTCTTTGGGGAAATGATAAAAGATGCATGAAAAAGTATTTAGGGGCTTAGAGAGCAAATTAGAGCAATACGTGAATAAGCAAAAAATATTTAAATTAGTAGAAGTGTTAGTGGTCGATTTAAATGCCGTTTTGGCTGATGGAATGGGTTAAAAATAGGTGTTTTACACTCTCCCTCGCGCGCGCGCGCGTTTCGTTGGAAATATACCCATTTTTTAAGTGCTCAAATTGCTTATTAATGGGATCAAACGCATAGGGGGGGATATGGGTATTTTTGTTGAACTTAATAATTTTGAAGCATCAAAAAGATTAATTTTTCTAAAAACAGAAATCCGGTACGGCGCACCAAATTATTTGGAGATGATCAGGGAGTTGAAAGAGCATTATGAAATGACGAATGAAAAAATTGCTTTTTTGCTTCCAGTTTCAGGTCCATCAACGGTAAATGATTGGGAGTTTGGCAGCACGCCAAATTATGAAGCAGGCGAAGCATTTATTGATTTGTGGAAAGCTTTTACTGAAAAAACAGATCAGAACATCCCTCGAATTAATCACTGGAGAATATGATTGATGACTAAGCAGCCAGCGTATAGACCTTTAGATTGTGATGATATGGAGCGATCGATTCAGCTCTGCAATGGAATTGAATATTTAATTGACGAATTCCAAAGAGCAATTAATGGTAAAGAGCCCAACCAGTTATATGAATCTAGCTATCAAATGCAATTGCTGAAGATTGCTGATAATTTGGAGGAGTTGATTTATCGGCTAACATATTTGGCGGATAAAAATAATAAGGAATTCTATTTTCAACATTTGTTTTCAATCCTTAAAAGTTTAACTATTGCACCAAATGTGTTAATTATCACGGCGTATTACTTAGATCCTAAGAATGAGTATAAGCGCATAGTCAATCGGAATACTTTCAACTTTGAAATAGAGAAAATTGTTAAAAAAATTCAGTTTATCAAACCTGTTTTGCAATCACTTTCTGTTGGGCGAAAGTCCGGCGTTAGAAGCATTGCACACTATGTTTAGCAATCTTTGATCGTACGTGAAAGGAGCAATTTGTGCTCCTTTTTTTATGGGTAAATATACCCATTTTTTGAGTATTTGAGCTGCTCTACATTAAATCTATTCAATAGATTTGCGGAACAACGATAATGCGTATACCTATATCTCAAGGCCGTGCAACATCACAGCCAACATTACAGCAGCACACACCAATGACTGGGCTGTCTTCAATTGGTCAAGCTATCGGTAATGTTGTTGATGCGCGTAAAGAAGAACAAGATAAAAAAGAGAAGGCTGATTTTGCATTACAGTCATCTAAGATTGGTGCAGATATTAGTGTTGTAGATAATGATTTACTCACAAAAATGCAGAGCGGGGAGTTGACCTACGATAATGCTGTAAAGCAAAGACAGGATAGCCTTGAGTCAATTAAGACACAGTATAAGACTGCTGTACCTAAGCAGTTTGAGCAAAATTTTAATAACTATTTTGAACAGCATTCTTATCAAAGTGCCTCAAAATATTTACCAGTCGCGCAAAAATCAGAACAACAACAAGCGATTGTTCAGCTTAAGGACATGCGGGAAAATTATTTAAAAAATCCTAATGTTTCTGAGAAAGAGGTTTGGAATGGATTGGCTATATATGCTCAGTCCAAAGGCTTACCCGTAGCGCATGTTCAAGATACTTTTAATGAATATAAAAATAATCGTGCTGGTAACGATGTAACGACTTTTTATTTAGGCAATAAGTCCGACAATGAAAAGCTGACTGAACTATCAACTCCTGAAGCTGTAATAAAAAAACATCCTGATTTGACCCAAGAGCAGGCTGTTTATTGGAGTGGTCGTGCCCGCACTCAGATGGATCAGAATAAACGTGCAGCTGTCTTGAAGCAGAAGCAGTTAGAAGATGATGCCAAAGATGCTGTTAATGAGATGAAGGCAGACATTGAAACTGGATTAATTCCAAGTGAGGCAGTGATCAAGTCTCGTTTGGCACGTGTGCGGGGAACTCAAAAAGAGCCTGAATTTGTTCAGCTCAGTGGTGCTTTGGTGGAAGTCCAACAATTCATGCGTCTAGGTTCAGATGAACGCGAAGCATATCTCAGCAAAAAGCGCTCAGAAGCACAAAATACAGCGCAGGATAATGCTAAAGATGTGAGTTGGAAGTTAGGTCTTCTGTCTAAAACGCACGAGAACATGCTCGGCTATGAGAAGAATAATTCAACTTTGGCGTATTCGATTAAAACCGGTCAGGATCTGACAGTTGTACCTACTAATGCAATATTAAGTGGCAACCCAAATGCTATTTCAGCCATATCTAAAAATATTAAATCTATTCATGCAAACAATGTTTTAAATGGGACAGTGGGTTCATTAATTCCATTTTCTACCCAGCAACAAGCTGAATTAAAGCAGTTTTGGGAAAAAGCTAAACCGGGTGACAAACTGAGTTTATTGACCACGCTCTCTAAATCTAGTGCAGGCAATGCTAATGCGTCACGCGATATGATTAAAAGTATTGCTGGAGAAAGTGGTGCATATCGTTTATCTGCATCATTAGGCCGCCGAGGGTTAAATGATATTGCTGGGCAAATTGTTACTGGCCAAGATTTGCTGGATAAGAACTTAGTTAAAGTCGATGACAATTCTCTAAGAGCAAGTACCGCGAGTTATTTATCCGGTGTAACCACACCAGGTAAACCAGATTTTGAAATCTATTTCGAATCAGTGAAGGCGAATTATGCATATTTGCTTCAGAAGTCAGGGCAAGTAGCTGACTCTAAAGGAAGCATTTTAAATAAGTCTATTGATGAGGATTTATTTAAAAAAGCAGTCATAAATGTGACGGGTGGGAAATTCACAACTGGTGGTTTCTTTGGGTCCAAGTCAGTTGTATTAAGACCTCACACCGTAGGTGAAAAGTCATTCCGTGAACAATTAGAGAGTTTTAACTCCAGAAACTCTAGAGCTTATGGTGGCTCTGATAAAGACTTCTTTTTGGATTTACCTCTGGAGCAAGATTCAAGTAATCCGTACAAATATTATTTTAAGAATGGTACCAAATACGTCATGGACGTAAATGATAAACAGCGCAAAACACGCTTAACTTTTACGGTTCGATGAGGTGATCCATGGATTTTTTAGCAGATGATGAATTAACGTTAAATCAGGATGACCCTCGCTTTAAACCAAAAAGTGAGCGCGGTGGATTTAGTGATGGTGCTTTAGGTGTTGTATCTGGCGTTGCTATGGGGACCATTGAGGCCGCTACTGCACCAGATGCTCTAATACGTGGTGACAAAAAAGCAGCATCTTTGAGAGCGCAAAACCTTGAGATCTTTAAGCCTGATGATTTAGGGGGAGCTGGTGAGTTTACTTATGGTCTAACCAAAGATTTCACCCGTATAGGATGGAATGCCCTCACTACTTTAGGTACAGGTGGTGTGCCAGGCCTTGCATTAAATTCTGGGCTATTTGGATTTCAAACTTATGAGGCTGAAAAATCAGATTTAATCAATAAGGGTGCTGATATCCGCACCGCTAAAACGGCTGGTGCAATTAAAGGCGTAACGGATGCATTAGGCTTTGCAATTCCTACGCATGGCGTTGCCAAGTCTGCCGTTGCTGATGCTGTAGCAACAACTGCTATAGCAACTGCTGCCGGTTCAGCTGGTGATTATTTTGAGGGCTCATACCTTGAAGATCATCAAAATAAAAAGGTTGCCCAATACGGCGAAGCATTAAAGGAAAATGCAACCAGTCCAAGCACATTGGCATCAAATGGCGGAATGGCTTTACTTCTTAATCTATGGGCCAATAAGGGGAGATTGCGTCCAGATCAGATCAAAGATCATAGTAATGTAGATACTATGAATGATGCAGCTCATATCCAGGCCAATATAGAGCATGCAGAGGGCACGAATCCATTCAGTCCAACTAATGCAAAAGAAGCTAACTCACATTTTGATGCATTGGATAGTGCCATGGAAAGCGCATTGAATGATGAGCTAGTAAGCTTAAAAGCACCAGTGACCGGAACACCTAAAGCAGTCATGACCAGTACACCAGTGGTACCAATAACAGGAACACCGAAGGCCATTGTAAGACCAAGCACTATAAATACTGATGAGCATAAAGCACCAGTAATAGCGGATGTTTTAAATAATCCTGTACTGGATAAAAAACCGTGGGCAAAAACAATTGTCCAAGAAGCTTCTAAGCGAGGTATCAATCCGGTAGATGCTTTAGTCATATCTCATATTGAAACTGGTGGGACCTTTAGCACTTCGATTCAGCCAAAGAACAAAGATGGCGAGTTGCTTTCATCTGCAACTGGTCTATTCCAAACATTAGATGGCACCTTTGCACGTATGGGGGGCAAAAATAAGTTTGATGGTAATGATCAAATCAAGGCTGGTTTAAACTACTACGAGCATAATGCTAAGGTATTTCGCGGTCACTTTAATCGGGATCCGAATGGCCTGGAGCTTTATTACCTACATTTTTTTGGCGAAGGCGGTGGTCCAGTATTTTTAAAAGCTAAAGATAATGAGCTTTTTGTGGATGTGGCTACGCGCTGGAGCAAAGGCAATAACAAACAGACCCCAAGACAGGTTGCTGAGGGAATTACTTCTTCCCATAAGTTTAATGGCATGACCATTGGGCAGGTAAAGGCTAAATATGAAAAGCGTTGGGACGAAATAGCTAAGCTTTATAGTGATGTTGGTTCAGATGCTTCAGTAAGATCAGCCGAAGTTCGAGGAAGCGAATCAGAGTTCCCACAGTTTGAGTCTGATATAACTGTACCACCTGCTTACAAGTCCCAATCTGATGCTGAAATTGAAGCAATGCCTTTTGTACTCAGTGCAGATGAACATAGTGTGAAATCCCTCCAAGAAGAGTTTGAAGCTCTATCTTCTCCATTGACTAAAGAGGATTTGGAATACCTCAAGGCTACAGCGCATTATCAGTATTCGGAAGGTGGAGCCTACCGAACGCCGTATGTTGAGCCTCAAGTCGATTTATCTGGGCCTGGTAATAGTGCCAACCGTAATTTGGATGCATTGGACTCTGATCTTTACCAGTTCGAGCCAGAGCAACAGCGAGTTATTGTTACTGATCCAGAATTGAATACTTTGGATATCAATACCAGAACATCAGGTTCAAATATTCAGCAAAACTCAATTATCGCGGGAGTAGATAATTGGACTCCAACTAGATCGCAAAATTACCTTAAACGAGAGCGGTCAATGGATGATGGAGGGATTATTCAAGAGCTGCACAATAGTACTTCTAATACGACATTCCAGCGCCAAGTTAATCAGGATGGCACCATTAGCCCAGTAAAGGCCATACGTAATGGAGATGATCTATTTGCCCATCCCGCTAATGGTAAGACAGATAACCCTGAATTAACTTCAGTGCAGCATAAAGCAGCCCAGGCATTAGAGCGGGAGTTCTGGAAGCCTGGCAAATCAAAAGTTGATGGTGCACCAGATTTAACCAAGTCTGGTAAAGGGGAGTACGGCGCATTCACTGACACGGCAGACGGTCGGGAAGCAGTTTCAATTTTGGAAGCAGATCCTGATATGGAAGTGACCTTTACCCGTTTGGATGAAAATGGGGATGAAGAGATTGTAACGATGTCTTCCCGCGATTTGCTGGACTATGTCAAAGAGCAAGAAGAAATCGCAAAAGATGAAATTCAGGCAGTGAAGGCCTTAGCCAGCTGCGCATTAAGATATGGGAGTGAAGCAGCATGAGAGCAGAATGTAGAGAACAGGTCGCAAAGGCTTTAGGTAAAAAAAGACTCAATGCAGCAGACAGCAACCGTATTTCATCACTGTATATTCGGGCTCAAAATACATTGGCACGCACAGATCCTGATTGGATGTTTAAAAGTCCCGCTGAACGTGCTGAAGCAATTACGCAGAAGACTGCTTCAGATCTCGCTGTGCAGATTGCTAAGAATAATCAGAATATTGCTCGAGATGCTGTTATTAAGGCTCAGCTGCAGACGGAAATTTATAACCACCCTAAACTAAATCCTGTTCAGGCATTAATGCGGAAGATTGCTTATTTTTCGGATCAGAGTGGTATTCAGTCTATAGAGAAGCAATCTCAAGCTTTGCATAGCCGTTGGATGTCTTTAGTCGCTGATGTATTTACTAAAACGCAAGAACGTTTCGGTATGTCCGTAAACAAAGCTATGACAGATGACATTATTCGGGTCATGTTTGGCGGTAAATCTGATAATCCTGAAATAACAGCAATGGCTAAAGAGGTGAGTGCTGCATTAGAAGAAATGCGTTTAGCCTTTAACCGTGCTGGTGGGAATATTAAAAAGTTAGATAACTTTGGCTTTATGACTTCCCATGATCAGAAAAAAGTTGCTTTAACCAACCAGGCCGAATGGGTAAATGATGCTTTAGATGGTCTGGATCGAAATCAGTATGTTAAAGATACTGGTGAGCTTATGGATGAGCTAGAGCTTAAATCTATGCTTGAAGATATCTATAAAACTATTTCAACCAATGGCGCGAATAAAGACTTATTGGTATTGAATAAGCAGGCTAAAGCAGGAGTATCGCCTGTGGGTGGTCGCTCCAAGATGGCAAACCGTCATCAAGAAGCGCGTGCTCTACATTTTAAAGATGGTGATGCATGGCTGGCGTATCAAAAAAAATATGGAACTTATGATGAGGCGGGGTTTCATGAGATTCTAAAAAATCATACTCAGCGTATGAGTACTGAAGTGGCAATGATGCAGAACTTGGGATCTAACCCTCGCCATACATTTGAATCATTATTAGATGAAGCCAAGATCAAGCTTAAGGCAGATCCTTTGAATGGTCTGAAGCATGGTGAAATTGATAAGCAGGCTCATCGCGCGTTATCTATGTATAACACCCTAGATGCGAATACCCGGGCTATCGATTCAACTCTGGGAAATGTCATGGGTGGCCTTCGCGCGTTAATGGTTGCTTCTAAATTAGGTGGCACTACATTAACCACGTTTGGTGACCATGCAAGTATGAAAAAGGTGGCCAATATGCTTGGCCTATCCTATACCAAATCAATCCTCCCTGAATATATGAAGCAGCTAAAACAGGGTGCTACACGTGATGAAGCTTTACGGTTTGGCCTGGGAATTAATGAAATGACCGGCTCTATGACTCGCTTTGGTGATGCTGATATTGTCAGTAGTGCTACAAAGTCAGGCCGTTTTAATGCCCGCATGCAAGCCTTTGCTGCAATGACAATGAAACTATCAGGATTGAACGCCGTAACCGCAGGAGCGAAACGAGCACTTAATCTTGTGCATATGAATAAGCTTGCCGAAATGACCCGTAAAACGGATTGGAAGGATCTTGGTGCTGATGATCTTAAAATTCTAAAGGGGAACGGTATTACTGAACGTGACTGGCAGTTATGGCAACAGCTAGAGCCTAGTAAGCGTGAAGATGGGACGGCGGTACTTACTCAGAATGATTTCTTTAATGTACCTGATGATGTGATTAAGAAGTTCTTGCCATTGGATAAGCAGGATAATGCTAATGCACTTGCTGACTTCCGCTATAAAGCTGCCATGAAGTATCAGACTCATATCTTTAATGAAGAATCGGTAGCCATTATTGAAGCAGGTGTACGTGAGCGTAGCATCATTAACTTGGGTGAAGCCGGTACCATTCAAGGGGAGTTGGGCCGTACCTTATTCCAGTTTAAGGGCTTCCCATTAGCTTATATGTTCCGTATTGGCCATCGCGCCTTTGCTCAGGGCGATATTAAGAGCCGAGTAACGTTCCTAGCTTCACTACTGGCTTATCAAACTTTAGCTGGTGCATTGATCGTCCAGACTCAGAACTTGGCAAATGGTAAGAATCCAGAGCCAGTATTCACGGTTGATTTCTTCGGCAAGTCCATTCTTAAAGGTGGTGGGCTTTCATTCTTGGGAGACATTATGTCAGCGCTTTCTGATCCTACCGGTCGCAGCGCATCAGATTTCATCAGCGGCCCGCTGTTAGGCCAAAGTATGAAGCTGGGCATGCTGCTAACCGGTATGGGTAACAACATCATTGAGGGGAAAGAATCTACCCGGATGATGGAGGTGGCCAATACATTGAAGAGCAATATCCCTCTGCAGAACCTTTGGTATAGTAAATTGATCGTTGATCGGATGCTCTATTCAAAAATGCAGAATATGATCGATCCAGATTATTTACCACGTACTCAGCAGCGCCTAGAGAATTTAGGTAATAGCTATTGGTGGGATTTATCTGAATAAAATTAGGAGCTTCGGCTCCTTTTTTATTGTATGGTGTTTGAGCGTAGGATAAAAAAGTGAATTGAAGTGAAAAGAAAAATAGCTCTAATAGGTATCAGCCTTGCTAGTCTGATCAGTTCGTTTAGCCATGCTGATGATGTTTATGCTACATATGAAGTGCTTACATCTAAAGAATTAGCTAATAAGTCAATTGTAGCAATGGAGAGTTTTAGTTGCTCTGTCTGGGCTGATTTGATGGGAGATCAGAAGGCTAGTGAGGCATTCTTATTGAATGGCTATGATCATGGGCGGGTATATGTGCAAGGTCTATTAAGCGCAAAAATTACCTATGATGACAAACGAAGATATATCCCTGGCACTATGTATCCTGAATTGAAGACGACTCCTAATGCAGATTTCATGTTAGGGGCTATTTTTCAAAAGGTAAGAGACAATACTAAAGCAATTACATATGACTTTGATGCTAAAGGTTCAGATAAGTATTTCTCAAAATCTAAAGAATCATATGCGAAGAATGGGTGTGCGAAAATTTTATTGAATATGACGTAAGGCCATTAAAAAATATACCGTGGCTTGATACGAATTTATTGTTAATGACTTTAAAGGAGGAAATATTGTGGACGAAAAAGAAAGAGCAATAATTAGTAGTAAGGTAGAAATCTTTAAAGAAAAAAAAGAAAAAGTTGTTTCTAGTTTGGAACAGCTTGTAATGAATTCAAAGATAAAAGAATTAGTAAATAAAAATAAAGAAGTTTTTAATAATCTTCCTAATGTTATTAATAAGTTGAAGCATGGCGTTTATCATTATGAAGAAGTTTCAATACTGGATTATTTAGATGGAACTATATCTCAAATTAATATAATTGTTGAGTCAGAGCTACCAGATAGAGAAGTTAAAATAAACTATTACTTAACTGAGATTTCTAGTTTTATAGAAAGATTTATTAATATAAAAGAAAATTTTCAAACCTTCACTGCTAATACATTGTCAAATTCGATTATAGAGGTCCAAGAGGAGCTTAGTGGTTTTAGACGCCTTAGAAATATTGCAGATACTGCTTTAACTGAAAATATTTATAATAAAGCAGTAGAAAAATATAATAAATTAGAGACTCAATATAGAAAATATTTTTATAAAGGCATTGGTGTAATTTTATTTCTTGCCATAATATTGCTGATTTTTAAGAAATTTTTAATCTCATGGTTTAGTCTAAGTACGATTGAATTCTGGATTCTTAAAGTATCCATTCTTTTAGTAGGTGTAACCCTAGTCAGCTATTTTCTTAAACAGTCATCCCACTACCAACATTTATCTGATCAAAATTATCAAACTCAAGTAGAACTACAAGCATATCCAAGTTTTATGGAAAGTATTCCAAGTAATGAGGCTGCATCAGTCAGAAAAGAACTTGCTTTAAAGTATTTCGGCCGAGAGTTAGATGGATCTACTCATAAAGATATGTCAAATCTTGTTTCTGACCAAATAAAAAGTACAACAGAAATGGTCAAGGCTACAACGGATATATTAAAAATTAGAAATGGGGGGCAGTAGTGAGGATTAATAAGCTACACACTGAGTTTTATAACGGTAATTTCTTATGATATTAGATCGAGAATTTCAGCTTGAACTTATGACAAAAATGGCTGAGGTATATCCAGCTGCTTATGATTTCTCACAAGGTGAGCAATATAGGGATAGTGACTTTCGAACAAAGCTTTTTACTAATCTTTATTATTTACAGTCCCATGGATTATTGGAGGCAAAGAGTATTCATTTAACCCTTGGGATCGGTGGAGGGCAAAGTTGGAGTTTAGGAAATACTAGATTAAACCATAGAGGAATGGACTTTTTAGCTGATGACGGCGGACTCTCCGCAATTCTTGGTACAGTTACAATCAAGTTCGAAACCGAGCAACTTAGAGCCATTCTTGCTGCAAAAATTATGATTTCCGATCTTAGTCCAGAACGTAAAACCACCATGATTGATGCTATTAAAGAACTACCTGCAGAAGGATTAAAGCATCTAACAATGAAAATTGTAGATGCTGGTTGGGATAATATGGATTCCCTTATGAGCCTTATACAGAGTGCATTACCATAATGAATTCTCACATTTATGGATATAGTTTAAGGGATATCAGCTAATGATCTTATACATCTCAACATCTGAGCTATTGAAGCGCTATGGAGTTACTAAAGGTACTCTGATCAGCTGGCGGAATAAAAAGGGCTTTCCTGAACCGTTGATTAAAGCACATGGACGCTCAAGCAGCCGTTATGGGATCAAAGCGGTCGATGCATGGGAAAGAGCGAGCGGGTTGCTTGACTCACTTGAAATACAGCCTTTGATAACCCAGCATTCATCATTTTAGTAGATCAAGGAATTTCGCATCATGAAGAAGATAATAGCGCTATCTCTAATGAGCCTTGTAAGCTCAATTGTTATGGCCACTCCAATTACACTTCAACATTCAAAAACTAGCTATGTGAATTCTGGGATCTGTTCCGCTGTAGTGGATGTGACGATTCATGATTTTCTTGGAACCTATGACAAACTGTATTTAGACCTAATAGCAAAAGACAGAGTTGGTAGAGTGCAGGGGGCTTCTGAGAATGAGATTACTTACAATGATGTAGAAAATACTTCTGGCCAATCGTTTGGACGGGTATTTATTGAATCCGAATCTATGTGTGAAGCAGATCGCACATGGATAGTTCAGGTTAAGCGCGCCGTATTGGTCGTAGATGGTAAAAGAGAAGATCTACTGAAGGCCAAGAAAGTTCATATCGATGACTTTCAGCCTATGAAGATTAAAGCTCAGTAATGATAAATAAAATAGCATCTGAATTTGTAGGTTGTTTTTTATTCATATCTACCGTTACTGAGCAAAAAACCGTACGTTTCTGCAAAAAAAGCCAAAATTTGGTATGTGTTACTGAGAAAAAAACTGTGCGTTAATGAGCAAATAACAGTATGTTACTGAGCAAAATTAGCATGTGTTACTGAGCAATTATAAAATTCACTCTATGAGTATCAAAGTAATTTAAGTTGACCAATTTCATATTTATAAGTTTGCCATTCGCCCTCGCGTGGAAAGCGCTCAATACCGGTTTCACTGCGCCATAGTTCAATAAATGCTTCGCCATGTTCGAAGTTTGGAATACCACCACGCGCCCACTCACTTACTGTTGATGCTCCAGATACAGGTAAGACGAATGCAATCTTTTCATGCGTCCATTTTAAGCGGCCTAAGTCTAAGATCATTCTATTGAAGTCTGGTCGCTTATATCCACGACGCTTAATCAAAAACTCCTTTACCTTCTTTTTTGTTTTTAAGTTAATAAAACGAGCATCTTTTGGTTTTTTAAATACGGTAGAGTCCACGTGATTGCCATCTGTAAACATCATAATTTTACTCCCTGAATTTGATTAAGTGCATCGTTATTTAAGTAAATTAATTTATGGCACATGTATTGTTCTCACTCTTCTAAGCGCACTGACGCAAATCGACAAATGTCCAGACGATCCATCACTCGAACTAGGCCTTTTTTGCCGTGACGGTTCTTTGCGATAATGATTTCTGTAATACCACTTGGCATTTCATCATCACTATTCATGATTGGGTGGACCAATAAAATCTGATCTGCGTCTTGCTCAATCTGGCCAGACTCTTTCAGATCAGATGCCTTTGGGCGTTTACCCTTTTCAGATTCACGGTTGAGCTGTGCCAGTGCGATTACAGGACAATCAAATTCCTTTGCCATGGCCTTTAGATCACGACTGATTGAACTGACTTCCTGATAGCGGTCTTTCTTGGTCGGATCACGTACCAGTTGCAGGTAATCAATGATGATGCAGCCCAATTTCTTGTAGTTGCGCTTGGCCTTACGTGCATAAGAGTGAATCTCTGCAATGGTGGGCTTCTGCTTATCTTCGATGTGAATCGGTAGCTTGCTAAAACGATCCTGAGCATATGCAAAATCCTTCATCATTCCGTCGAATAGCTCGGCATTGTGGATGTTGTCGTATGGAATCTGAGTAAGTGCTGAGATACAGCGATTGGTGAATGTCTCCACATCCATCTCGGCAGATACAACCAGTACCGCTTCCTTGAACTGCATAGCGGTCTGAATCGCCACCATTTGCGCCAAAGTGGACTTTCCTGATCCGGGTCTACCACCGATCACACAAAAATGTCCGCTTTGAATGGTGCCCACTACGTTGTCCAGATGAGGCAGGTTAAACTTAACGCCTGTGTACTGCTTGTTAGCTTTTGCTTCTGCTTTCTGGATTAACTGATCACCAGCGCGTTTTAATGCTTCCTCAAACGTAAAACTAGACTTCTCCAATTTCTCGTTGGTGGTCGCCTTGTTCAGAATATTTTCAGCAGCGTTATGCACATCAGGTACGGTTAAATCTCTAGCCACTTCCTGAATACTTCGGCCCATCTTTTCAACTTCACGATGCGCTTTCAGCTTGTTGAGTTCAGCAACATAAGATTCCAGGTTGTAGAAACTCGATGGTGCATCTGCCATCAGTGTCATCAGGTATTCAGCAGGCGTTATGCCAACCAGTGAATTTTTCTCATTCAGTTTCTGTTCAACGAAAACCACATCGTATGGCTTGTTCTCATTGGCAAGGTCGGTAATGGCCTTGTAGATCTCTTGATGGCGGTTGGCAAAGAAGCAATTTTCGTCCAGATCGTTCATCACGGTTTCAAGTGAGTTCTGAACGGTCATCAGTGCAGCAAGTACGCATTGCTCGATGGAGTTGTTATGAATCTCGATCATTACCAATCCCCCATGTCAGCTTGAAAGTTTTGAGGGTTTGGGGCTTGTTGTGGATTCTTTAATTGCTTAATCACGTTCTGAATAGATTCATCATTCCAGCATTCTTGGTTTAACCAGGTTGCAGGGTTTTTCTTAAAACGATTCTGAGACTCACACACTTGTACATTGGCCTTGTAGGCAATAATTAGATCTTCAAGAGACACCTTTTTAATAGCCTTTTTGAAAGCTGATTGTGCAGGCTTTTTGCCATCCTTATTCGGTACAACTTTCCAAAATTCTTCAAACTGAACATCGGTAATATTCTGTTTGTTATCTTCTGTTGTATTCTTCTGTAAAGATTCCGCCATTTTGGCGCGTTCGATTCCGCCACTTTGACGGTCTTGATTCCGCCATTCTGACGGTATCGATTCCGCCATTTTGGCGGTATGCACAGCTATTGGGTTTGAGCTATATTTCTGATCAATTTTTACCAATTCCGAATAATTAATAGTAAAGAAACTAGTTTTATTCCACTTATTCGAATGCAATTTCTGAACATCGATGAGGTTCAATTTTTTTAAGTTCGAAATGATACGTTCAATAGTGCGTTTTGATACTGTATTTCGCATCATTTCAACACATTGATCAGTATTGTTATATATCCACGCCCGACCATCGTACTGATGCTTTGATACGCTAAGCCAGAAATGAAGCTGTTGCATGAAAACAGCAGCTTCAATGCTTCCAAGCTCAGTAGCAAGAGTAGGAGAGAACATGAGAGGAGGCTCATTAATCAGCATATTACTCACTCCGACCTCCTTTTGATCCCCCTTGATGAGACTTTTCCAGCACTGCATTCCAGAGCCGCGTCGGAGTAATACGTACTGATTCAACATATGCAGATGATGGGGGTGGTACTGGCTGCTCGACAACAGGCTCTGGCTGTTCTTGAGTTTTCTCTGAAGCAATAGAAGACTTATTCATTTGTAGTAGCCTCCCATTCAGCTTCATGCTTTTCGCGTTCAACATCGAAAGTGTTGCTATGACTCTCTGCCCAATACGCAGCAATATGAATTAAGTGCTCAAGAGTCCCAAAGACGGCGCCATGAGTACCTTGCTTGATAGTTTCTTTGACTACTTCGACTTCATCTTTAATTTGATAAAACATGGTCTCAAGCCATGATGTATTTTCATGAGCAAGAGCGTAAGCATCGAACAGATCCCCAGCACCGTACTGATCATCAGGCTTATGCGTATGTCTGTTAAGTTCACGCATGTAAGTGTCTGCTTGACTGTTAGCAAGCTGCTGGGAAATTATTATTAGATTTTCTAGTTCAGCAAAAGCAGAGGAGTCGGCTTTATCATTTTCTTGTACAAATGCTTTAACGAAAGCCGTTGCTTTGTTGATCTGGTTAGCCAAAGTTCGAAGTTGTGTGGCAGCTTCAGATGCAAGTGAATAGGCACTGATAATATCAGCGACACTGTAAAAAGGAATTGATTGTTCTGGAAATTGAATTTGTACTTTAGCGTTCATGATGAATGCGCTCCTTGTGTTTGTTTAGGAGCTTTACCAGTCACGACCAAGTGAGGGTGGCAAAGCTGAAAAGGGTTGGTCGACAGGAACACAAGAGACCTGCACATCCGAAGATGTCCCTCTCCAGCTTCACCATAGAGATGCAGAAGCATAGAGATTTTACGCATAAAAAAAGCCCGTAGCGGACTGTATGCGCTTGTGTATTCATAGCCGACCAAAGCTAATTCGATGATTTTGCACCGAACACGATCAATATAGCCGAATCGTTGCAGTTTGAGAAGAGCTATTAAAAAAATAATTTTGAATTTCATGAAATAGCTCCTTCACTCACAAACTTTTCAATTACCCAAGCTTCGCCCTTCAAAGTAAACATTGGCTGGGAGTAACCAAGATCAGTTTGCTTAAGTAGGCCTAATCCTTGATCTACAAACCATTGTTGAAATACACGTGCACGCTTTACGCCGTGGCTATACACTTTAAAAGAGTCCAAAAACTTGTTCATCGTTATGGCTGATAAACCAATTTTTTGAGCAACTTGAGTTGCATTAAGTAAAGTATCGCGCTCTACGATTTTTTCGTAGTAATCCACTTTTGGCTTATCGAGTTCAATTTTCTTAGCTTGATCTGCTGCAAGTTGGAGAGCCTCTGCGAATGATTGGGGGAGTTTTGGTTTCTGGGTTATAACCGCATCGAATGTGCGAATAACTTTGAGATGAAAAGCCGCGCTAATCCACATTGCATATGCATAGACCAATTCTTTTACAATGTACGTGCCTTGACTGGTCCCACCGCGAATCACTTCAATGGGCGATACAGGAATTCCTGTATCGATTAATGCTTGAACAAGATCTTGAGTCTGTTTATTTTCGAGAAAATATTGCGGCTGATTTTTACGTTCGCTACCACTGGCCTGGTGTAAATCATTTGCGCAGAAGCGACTATGTTGATCCTGCCGAATTGCTGCGCCATCAATACTAATTGGAGCAGAAGGAAGATTGGTTGCTTTTATAGAAGCATTCATGATCATGCCTCCATCGCTGCAGCAGCTTCTTTTTTACTATTGTGCCAGTCGACTAATTCTTGATAATCGAAGAAAACTGGTGCCTGTTTTGTTGTGCCTTGCTTGATTGGCTTGGGGAAGGAAGGGTCTTTGCGGATGGTATGACGGAGTGATTCACGTGTGACGTCAAGTAGCTTGCAGGCAGTACTGAATTGAATGCGTATTGGATTAACTTTCATATAACAACCATTCTTTTGCAAATTTATGGTTGTAAGTTAAGTTATTGTTTTTAAGTTATAAAACGTAGTGCGACGTTGTTGTGCATTCTCAATCGATAGGTGTACATACTACGTCGCACTATGTAATTATTTATTTTTTGCAGCTAAAGAAACTAATTCATAAATTTTTCGATGTGGCCTTTCTATAAGTTTATTTTCGAAGATGTAATCTGCGCATTGGGTATATGAAGCCCAATTGCTTTCTTGCCATATTTTTTGAATTGTTAATAAATCTTCATCTAATTTTTTACGTAAAGGCCCATTTTTCTTTTCTGCTAACTTAACCATTTTTTCTTTAAGTTGAGTTCTGGAGCCAATATTGCTCGCATGGGTAGCTTTACACAGGCCAAGAAAATAGTTGCATCTGCATAAATAGAAGAATACTTTGTTATCTGTAAAAAGTTGATTTTCAATTATAATTACTTCACCCTCTTTGAATTCTTTTTTAATATTCTTCATAACATCTATAGCATCACAAACGTACATACATACTATATTTAAGAGTTGGCATAGGGCTGTTTTAAGATATTCATTTTTCAACTCCTCATCTGACTCTTTACCAAGAACTGAGTTAAAAAAATCTTCTTCAGCTTCAATTCCTGTTTGTCGATCTGGATGATCGTGATTACTAAAAAATGTTTGATAAAATAAAGTCTTACATTCTTTTATATATTGTTCTTCTGGTAATTCTTTACTACTTTTTTCATAGGGGAATAATTCATTAATAAACACGTTACATGCAGTATCTCTGACTGTTTTTATTTCCATAATTGGAGACCAGTAATTTAGTTCTTCTTCGAGAGAGTTTAGATATATTTCTTTCATATTGCCTCCCAAGGCATCCCAAAAATAGGAGCTAAGCCAATCAGATTGGGTCTCTGATTTTTCGGGGATCAGCCTAGGCTTAGCAAACTTTTAAAAGTGGCTATTTCGCCAGTTTTGCATATTTAAAATCGATTACATCATCGTTAAGCAATTGCTGAGTGAAGTCGTATGGACTGATGTATTTAACTCGATTTGCTTCTAGATAGTCGCTCCACCAATTAAGCATAGCTTTACGTTCTTCTAGATATTCTGCTTGGTGAGTGTAGGCAAGGCGTACCTGATCGCGCTCTTGGTGGCTCATTTGCTTCTCTACTGCTTCTTTTTGAAATAGAGTGCTTTGCACCAATGCTGAACATGCCATACCTCTAAAGCCGTGTCCGCATATATCTTTATTGGTGTCATAGCCGATACGGCGTAACGTCTTATTGATAGTAGACTCACTAATAAAACCTTGAGGGTCGCCATTCTTTGGGAAAACATTTTTAGTCATTCCGCTGTAGAGGTGAATTCCTTTCAAAATTTCGATGACCTGAGGTGATAGTGGAATTAAATGATCCAACTTCATTTTAGCCCCGCGGTTTGAAAACTTTTGTCCTGGAATGAGGTCTCTTTCCCCAGGGATAATCCACATAGATTTTTGAAGATCAAATTCAGCCCAGCGTGCAAAACGGAATTCACTTGAACGAACAAAGGTATGGAGTGCGAATGTAGTACATAACTTTGTTATAGGATAACTTTTATCAGCTTCTAATTTTTGTAAAAGCTCTGGTAGCTGCTCTAAAGGTAATTGTGGGTGATGCGTCGGCTTCTTAGTTTTTACAAAAACATCCTTTAGGAAGTAAGCAGGGTTCTCTTCAATGAGGCCACGTGATATCGCATAAGAAAATATGCTGCTAAATCTTTGACGAGTCTTTTTTAATACTTCTGTATATCCTGACTCTTCAATAGAGCGTAAAACTTTAACTAGGTCTCTAGGCTTTACTGCATCTATCGACTGCTGCCCGATAATAGGAAACACATAGCTTTCTAAATTCCTCAATGCTCTCTCGGATGTATCTGCGATCCAGCGACCGGTATTGCTATATTCTTTATGCCAGTCACGGGCTATGGCTTCAAAAGTATATGCATTATTCAACTTAGCCTTTTGTATTTCGCCGTGTTCGATTGGATCTATGCCATTAGCTAAAAGTTCTTCCAGTTCACGGCGTTTATCTCTAGCTGCTTTTAAGCTCAAAGCAGGAAAGTTTCCCAACGTCATTAATCCATCTTTGCCACTGGTTCTTTTATATTTATACCGCCAAACCTTTGATCCACTTTTACGAATGAACAAAATAAGTCCATGACCATCGTATAAAGAATAGTCTTTTTCCTGAGGTTTTGCCCCAGTGCATTTAGAGTCGGATAGAGGAACTGTCTTTTTGGCCATGATGGAATAAGGATACATATTAGGTAGAACCGCCTATATCCTCAATCATATCCTTATATTTTGCAACTATATCTGTGTATGTTTATCTATATTATTCTAGGTTTTGATTTTATCCGTATGAATATAAAAGTTTTTTAACCAAATTGTTTTATGTTTTGCTATTGAGGTGGTGCGCTCTGCGGGACTCGAACCCACGTCGGTCGCTTAGGAGGCAACTGCTCTATCCAGTTAAGCTAAGAGCGCAAGACGGAGGCTAATGTACTCCTATTTTAGCTAAAAAAAAAGTTATTGCCGAAACAATAACTTTTTAAATTACTTAGTCTTTATGAACTTCATTGGGGTCAATGTCGCTCAAATCTTTAGGATTAAGATAGTTAAACATTAATAACATGACTGTAATCCAAACAGGGATCATTAGAACAGATTCCATAAAGCCCTGAGTCCACATAATAAAGAGAACTAAAGCAATAAAGATCAGAACGATGTAGTTGCTGACTGGTGCCCAAAGTGCAGGATAAGACGTTGTAAAATTCAAAATACGTTTTGCACGACGGAACTGTAAGTGAGTCATGGTAATCATCGCCCAGTTCAGGACAAGTGCACCAACCACCACATACATTAAGTGACCAAGCGCATCTTCAGGTACGAAGTAGTTTAAGAGTACGCAACCGAAAATCAGGACTGCAGAAAGTAATACCGCTGGAATTGGCACGCCACTTTTGTTGGTTTTAGCGAAAACTTTTGGTGCATTACCTTGTTTCGCCAAGCTGTAAAGCATACGGCTATTGGCATACATACCGCTGTTATAAACAGACAGTGCTGCAGTTAAGATAATGAAGTTCAGTAAATGTGCAGCCCAATCAATACCCAGTTGGCTAAAGATCATCACAAATGGACTTTTGTCTAGACCACCTAGTTCAAGCTGATTCCATGGCACAAGTGACAATAGAATAGTTAAAGAACCCACGTAGAAAATCAAAATACGAAAAACAACTTGGTTAATCGCTTTAGGAATAGTTTCTTTTGGATTTTCAGCTTCCGCTGCCGCCATACCGATCAGTTCAATACCACCGAAGGCGAACATCAAGAAAGCCAGCATGAAGAATAAGCCTTCAAAACCATTTGGGAAGAAGCCGCCCTGACTCCATAAGTTGGTAAATGATGCTGTTGAGTTGGCATCTGCAGTCAGTAGCAAATACAAACCAAATACGATCATCGAAATAACTGCAGTGACTTTAATAATCGACAGCCAAAACTCAGATTCACCATAAAACTTCACATTACCTAAGTTTACTAAAGTAATGATCACGAAGAAGAACAGTACAGATGCCCATGCTGGAATATGAGGCCACCAGTAATTGATGTATTTCGCAACAGCGGTGAGTTCTGTCATTGCCACTAAAATATAGAGAATCCAGTAGTTCCAACCTGTTAAGAAACCTGGAAATTTCCCCCAATATTTATATGCAAAATGGCTAAATGACCCCGCTACAGGTTCATGGACGATCATTTCACCCAACTGACGCATAATTAGAAAGGCGATCAAACCGCCAATGGCGTAGCCAAGAATAATGGATGGTCCAGCAGATTGAATCACATGCGCTGAGCCCAAGAATAAGCCTGTACCAATTGCACCACCCATGGCAATCAATTGAATATGACGATTCTTTAAGCCACGCTTGAGTTCGGAGGAATTGGTAGTCAA